TCGAGTAGCCCGGCCGTTCCGGCTGGGCGAGTCATCCATGTAGCGGGCCCTGAGTGACCCGTGAATCAGCCACGTCCACATCTCCGTCCCGGAAAGGATTCGGCATGGCCGACAACGACCAGCTGTTGAACTTCTTCGACAGCGAGAAGCAGAAGCACCTGGACGCAGCCCAGGAGATCAACAACAAGGCCAAGAAGGAAGGTCGCAACAAGACCGCCGAGGAAAGCGCCGAGGTGCGTCAGCACATGACGCAGGCCACGGAGTACCAGGGCCGCATCCAGGCCATGGTCGACAACCAGGCCCTGGACGAGTCGATCCAGACGCTCGGGCGCAAGCTGGCGACCGAGCCGGAGACGCAGAAGCCGGCCGGCGCCGTGCGGACGATCGGTGAGGCGTTCGCCACGTCCGAGGGCTACCGCGCGTCCCTGAACAAGGACGGCAAGGTGCTCTCCGGCCAGTGGACCACGCCGGACGTCGAGGTCCCGCAGCGCGTCGCGTTCGGTGCGACGACCGGCACGATCCTGGAGAGCGACCAGCCCGGTGACAGCCTGCCGGTGGCGCCGTTCCTCCCGGACGTCTACACGCCGGGGCTCCGTCAGGGCCCGCTGACGTTGGCCGATCTGTTCTCGCAGGGGCAGACCGACCTGCCGGTGGTCCCGTACCAGATCGCCACCACGCGGACCCCACCGGCGGACCACGGCGTCACCGCCGAAGCCGGAGAGAAGAAGGTGGTCGACTTCGCGTTCGACAAGGCGAGCGTGACGCTCGAGAAGCTGACCGCGTTCCTCAAGGTCTCCGAGGAGCTGTATTCGGACTACACGGCCTTGCGCGACTACATGAACGGCCAGCTGCCGCTCATGGTCCGCCAGGACGAGGAGTTCAAGCTCTCGACGGAGATCTACGACACCGCGGATGACAGCGGGAACGCCGAGGCCTCGGACATCGACGGCGACAACGGGTTCGACGCGATCGCCTCGGCGATCAACGCGATCCAGTCGATCGCCTTCTGGGAGCCGGACGGGGTCTTCATCCACCCGAACGACTTCTGGACGCTCGCCGTGTCGAAGTCGACCGTGTCGGGGGACTACTTCTCCGGTGGCCCCTACGTGGCGCCTGCGCGCTCGCCGTGGGGCGTGCGCACGGTGATCTCGCTGTCGGCGCAGGAGGGGTTCCCTCTCGTCGGGGCGTTCCGTCAGGGCGGCCAGGTGTGGCGCAAGGGCGGGGTCCAGGTCGCCTCGACCAACTCGAACGAGGACGACTTCAAGAACGACCTCATCGCGATCCGGGCCGAGCAGCGTGTCGGTCTGGCCGTGTACTACCCCGAGGCGTTCAAGGTCGCGGACATCTCCGGTTCGTGACGGGAGCGGGGCGGGGGAGGGAGATAGCCCCTCCTCCCCTCCTCCGCCCCTGACCGGAGGAGATCCGATGGCGCTGGAACGGATCGACCCCGACACGGCTTCATCGGAGGAACTCGACGTACACCTCGAGCGTTACCGGTTCGCGGCCGAGCACGCGCTGATCGGTGAGCGTGTCCTCGATGCCGCTTGCGGCACGGGCTACGGCCGGGCCCTGTTCGAGCCGTGGGCGGACTGGATCGGCGTAGACATCGCCGGCGGCCACGACATCATCCAAGCCGACCTGACCCTCTGGCAGGGCTGGCGTGACCTCTGGTACGACGTGTTCATCGGGCTCGAGACGATTGAGCACCTGTCGTCGGTCGAAAACTACGTGGAGATGGCGAAGGCCGCGAGCCGAGCCATCGTGCTCTCCACCCCGATGATCCCGACCGTGGGCTCCAACGAGTTCCACCTCCGGGACTTCTCGCCAGCCGAGGTCGTCGCGCTCTTCTCCGGGGACGGCTGGCAGCTGCAGAGTTACCAGGAACAAGCGTCGATCTACGGATTGTTCGGTTTTGTCAGGAAGGCCTAATCGCCCTATTGGCTGCCTGCTCTTTCGCGGTTGCCCATCGGACATTGCCAGGCTCGTAGTTGCCGTCGTTGTTGACCCTGTCGAGACTGCAACCCGCAGGCCGCGGGCCAAGATGTGTCTCGATGTAGTCGCGGAATGTTGGATAGTCCTGCCAATCCTCACAGACCTTGATTCCACGTCCGCCGTAGCGGGGGAACGCCTTCATGTTTCGGCGCTCGCATCGCTCTTTCATCCCGCGCCACGTCTGGTAGAGCGGTCGCGCCCTATATGCACGCGTGGTTTGTTTCGCCTGCTCGCGGTGGGACTCGTACCAGTCATGAGATCTGGTTTTGGTCTCTTCAGAGTGGCGTTCGTAGTATCGGGCCGAACGTTCGTGGATCTGTGCTGCATTGGAGGCGTGGTAGAGACGAACGCGTTCCCGTACTTCTTCGCGATGCGCCTCATAATAGCGGTGGTCGTAAGCACGTTTGGCCTCTGTGCATCGACTACACCCGCAGGTCTTGGCTCTTGCGGTCGTGCCATGCGGTGGGGTCATCGCAGCCCAGACGATAGCGTGTTCGCCTTCCGGCGGGCTGCTTGATTCCGCGGCTGCTCCACCGGATCTGGCTGGGATCCGCCCCGATCCCGCCGAAGGCCGAGGATCACTGGGCCTCGTTCGGGCGGCTGCATCCGGGCTTCGAGCTTCGCACCTGGACCGACGCCGACGACTACTCGTGGCTCCGTAACCGCGAGCTCTTCGAGCGAGCGAGCACGTGGACGTCGCGGTCCGACGTGCTCCGCTTCGAGCTCCTCGCTCGCTTCGGCGGCGTTTACGTCGATGTGGACGTGGAGCCGGTCCGCAGCTTCGAGCCGCTCCTCACCCATGGCGCGTTCGCAGGTTGGGAGGATCCGCACGCGATCTGCGGCGCCGTCATGGGCGCCGAACGAGGTCATCCGGCGATCGAGGCCCTGATCGTGGGCCTCGGCTCGTGGACGCAGGGACGACCGACCGCTCCGCCGAACGTCTGGGCGGGCCCGACCTACCTCACCGCGCAGTGGGCCGGACGGGAGGATGTGGCTCTGCTCGAGCCGGCCGCGTTCTATCCGGTCCACTGGAGCCGTCCCCGGAGCCGCAGCCGGCCACAGCCGGAGACGTTCGCGATCCATCACTGGGAGCGGAGCTGGGGTCGGGTCAAGGAGCCGAAGCTCTCGGTCCTGATGGCCTGGACCGACAGAGGCGACGGCTGGCGCCGGGACGTCAAGGACTGGGTCGAGCGTTACTGGAGAACTCACCTGCCCGAGGCGGAGTTCGTCCTCGGCTCGGACGGTGGCCGGGAGCTGTTCAACCGGTCCGCCTGCTTCAACGATGCAGCAGCGCGCTCGAGCGGCGACGTCCTGTTCACGCTCGATGCCGATTGCGTGTTGGATCCAGCGGTCATCCGCCAGGCCGCCACCGCCGTGACCGATCATCGGGTCTGGGCCGTGCCCTGGTACACGAACTATCGACTGACCGAAGAGCGCACCTCGCAGATCATCGCCGAGGACCCGGAGCGCTTCGACCCCCCTGATCCTCCCGGGATCAGATGGTTCGATGGCCGCGAGGCCGGTATCGGGATGCGGTTCGCCGGCTTCTGCGAAGTGATCCCCCGCGCAGCGTGGGAGCTCGTCGGAGGGATGGACGAACGGTTCGAGGGCTGGGGATCCGAGGACATCGGGATGATGCTGGCCCTGGACACGTTGTGGGGTCCTCACATCGTCCCTCGATCGGGAGCCCTGCATCTGTGGCACGAGCGCCCGATGAACTCCGGCACGATGAACCCGACGCGCGAGCTCGCCTACTGGGAAGCCGCCGGCGATCCAGCGGCGATGCGAGATCTCAGCGGCGCACGAGGTAGCGAGCGCTCGAGCGACCATGTGCGGGCACCCGCCGGATGGCTCGTGAGCAAGCCGCCCCGGCCGGACCTGAGACGGATGCGATTCCTCAAGACCGTGAACGTGCAGACGCCGCCGCCGCCGGCCCGCGCCTCGAAGCTCTCGATCCTCGTCGCGTTCCGCGATGCAGACGGCACCAGGACGGCTCTCTGGAACCTGATCCGAGCGAAGCTCGAACGTGAGCTGCCGGAGGCCGAGATCATCGTCGCGAGCGACGACGGTGAGGATCCGTTCCACAAGACGCTCGCGATCAACCGCGCTGCGCGCGAGGCGAGCGGCGACGTCTTCGCGATCTGGGACGCCGACTCATGGGTGGATCCGCAACGGGTCCGAGAGGCGGTCGAGGTCGTCTCTGAGCTGCCTCGCTGGTGCCGCCCCTGGAGCTCCAAGCTCAAACTGAACGCGGAAGACACGGCCCGGATCCTCGAGCTCGGGGACACCTGGGATGGGCAGTTCGATCGCACGAAGGGCGGCAGGCCGGAAGGCCGGACACCCTTCCCGTTCGCGCCGCCGCTGATCCTGACCCGCCAGGCGTGGGAGACCGTCGGCGGTATGGACGAGCGGTTCCGTGGTTGGGGCCATGAAGACTCGGCCTTCGCGTTCACGTTGAACCGGTTGGTCGGCCAGCAGCGTTCGCTGCCGGGCACCTGCATCCACCTGTGCCATGACCGCATCAGACGGACCGGAGACGACCTCTGGCCCGGGCAGACGCAAGAACAACGTCAGGCGAACAGGACGCTGGAGCTGTCCTACAGACGAGCGCGCACGCCTGAGCAGATGCGCGAGCTGATCGCTTCGCGACCCATCAACGAGGAAAGGATGAGCCATGCCTGAAGACACGATCGTGGACCTCGGGGTGCACACCTGTGGACACGCCGTCGAGGCGCACAGCGACGCCAACGGCTGCGAGCTCTGCGACTGCATGGAGAGCCTGGGCCGCGACTTCTCAGGCGGCGGCGGTGGCGAAGCCGCGGTCATCGAAGCACCGACCGCCGAAGGCGGCGCGCACGGGTGAGGGGTCTTCAGCTCCGAGGTGGCGCGGTCCGGACCGATGGCAAGGACGTGACGGTCGAAACGCCCACCGCCGACCTGCGTGGACGAGCTCTCGTCTCGAACCCTCGCACCGATGCGCTGATCGTTCCCCGCGACGAGCCTCTGACGGAGGTCTTCTGTATCCGCTGTAAGGGCTCGGACATCGTCGTCAAGGTGAAGTTCCCCTACGACGAGGGCTACCAGATCGCGCTCTGTCGTGACTGCGTGAAGGACCGGCCGATGGGGCAGCCCATCGTCCTCGACATGGAGTTCGTCCGCTAGGAGGACATGATGGAAGAGCACGTCAAGATCCTGCTCCGCGATCGGCCCGAGATCGTCGGGGTCCGTGGGGACGGATCTCCGATCTACGAGGTCGTCGGCGGCGCGGTGACGGCCCTGTGGTACGGGAACGCCTTCATCTCGCTCGCGAACAAGCTCGTCGACATCGACTCGGACACGATCAAGACGATGCTGACGACGTCGACCTACGTCCCGAACCAGGACACGGACGACTTCAAGAACGATGTGACGAACGAGGTCTCCGGCACCGGCTACTCCGCCGGCGGCACCACGCTCACGACCCCCGCGTCGCTCTACACCGGCGGCACGAACGTCTGGAACTTCGATGCCGATGACGCCGTCTGGGCTTCCTCGACGATCACCGCCAGGAACGCGGTCATCTACGACTCGACTCCCGGCACCGATGCCACACGTCCGCTGATCTCCTACGTGGACTTCGGCGGGGACAACTCGACATCCTCGGGAACGTTCACGGTCCAGTGGGCCGCGGGCGGCATCGTGAAGGTCACGGTCTCGTAGTAGCGATGGCCCGCCTCTTCACAGCAGGGGCGGAGACGAACGACGCGACGAACCTCGAGGGGTTCGTCACGACGATCCCTACGATCGTCACCGATGTCGTCCGAAGTGGATCGCGAGCGTTCTCGACCGACGGACGCTGGGACATCTCTGGGGGTGGAACCCTAGGGCGGACCTATAACGTCCGTGCCTACTTCCGCTGGAGCGTCCTGCCGACGAGCGATTCCGTGATCCTGGCGGTCCGCGACTTCACGTTATCTGCGCTCATCAGGTGGTTCTGGACGAACAGCACGGGGACTCTGGACTTGGAGGTGGGACCTGGGTTAGCGGTCCAGGCGAGCTTCACTCCAGTAACCGGTGTGTGGTACCGGATAGAGGCCTACGTCAGCATCGGCTCCGGTGCCGTGGACACATGGGGCGGTGCGATCAACGGCGGCATCCTAGCCTCGGGCAGCGGAGCGAGCATCAGCGACAACGTCCCGACGAACCTCGTCTTCCAACCCGGGACGGGTGCCACGGCGAGATACGACGACATCGCTGTGAACGACTCCACCGGGGCAGCGCAGAACGCTCTGCCGGGCGAGGGCAAGGTCGTCTTGCTCCTGCCCATCTCGGACAATGCTCGAGCAGCGCTCTGGACAGGTGGAGCGGGCGGCACCACCAACCTCTGGGACGCGGTGAACAACACACCGCCGGTTGGCTTGGCCTCCGCGTCGGCGACGAACACATCACAGATCGAACATGCCGGCGGCGCAGCCGGTACCACAGACGCCTACGACGCCAACATGACGACGCCGGCGACGGCGGGTATCGGCGCGAGTGACACGATCAACTGCGCCCTCTTCATGGAAGTCGACGGCGAAGACATCGCTACGGGCACGAAGCTCCTGAACTTCGAGGTGCTCTCGAACCCCGTGATCGCATCTCCCGGGAACGTCACGGCTGGCAATGACGGCGGGGCGGAAGGCACCTACCCGACCCTGTGGGTCGTTCGGCGAAGCGCTCCCGTTTACGGGTCAGCGCTCACGGTCGGAACATCGCCGGTGATGCGAGCTCGCCGTCCCGAAACCGTGTCTCGTGTAGCGAGCGTCTGCTTCATGGGGATTTACATCGACTACACACCCCGCCGCGGTCCGCCGTTCGACGGCGCAAGGCGCCTCGTTCGGAACAGCCTCCTTCGACGTTAGGGAGTCCAACATGAAGATGCAGGCCCTGGTCATGGTCACCGTGAGGCTGCCATTCGACGCGGAGATCCCGACGCTCGAGGAGGCCGACGAAGCCACCGTCAGTGCCGCGCGATCGGCCGCGGCATCGCAGGCTGAGTCGATCGCCGCCGAGACCTTCAAGGCTCACGACGTGGCCGCGCTCATCGTCGAAGAAGTGAGCGAGGCATGATCGGGCTCGGGCGTCTTTACGACGTCGAGTTCCACAACGTCTCGGTCTCGGCACAGCAGGACTTCTTCTACATCAAGCCCGCGGCAGACAAGATCTGTGTCGTTGAGGCCGTGTATCTGTCGAACGTCGGGATCGGCGCTGACGCGGGAGACGCGCAGGAGGAACTCTTCGATGTACGGCTCGCCTACGTGCCCGCGACGGTAACCGTAGGTTCGGGCGGGAACTCGTACACACCGACACCGAAGCTCGTGAACGATACGGCTGCGGGCTTCACGGCCAGGATCAACGACACGACGAAGGCGACGTCATCCGGAACGATCATCTGGCGGCACTCAGACGGCTGGAACGTTCGCGTCCCCTACGTCTACCTCCCGCCTCCCGAGCATCGCGATCTCGTCGCGAACGCTGCCGCGATCACGTTCCAGCTGAACTCCACCCCCACGGACGCGATCCTCATGAGCGGGACGATTCTCGTTCGGGAGATGCCATAACCAGGAGGGGCTAGCCGATGCCGGACGTGTATCGGCGCCACTACCAGCGTAGGGCGGCCCGGAAGGCCGTCTGGGTCGGGTCGAAGTCGACGCCGGCGAGCGTCACGATCGTCGTGCCTGCGGCGGCCGCCGCAACCGCTGATGCGCTGACACCAGTCGTCAGGGTCAGCCTGCTTCCCGCGGTCAGTACGGCAACGGCCGACGCCAACACGCCGACGATCAGGGTGACGCTCCTGGCGCCGCTCGCGGCGGCAACTGCTGACGCGGTCACCCCGACCGTCAAGGTCACCCTGCTGCCCCCGGTCTCGGCAGGGACCGCCGATGCCAACGCTCCGACCCCGAAGGTCGCGCTCCTACCGGCCGTCACGACCGCGACGGCCGATGCGAACACACCGGTCGTCAAGGTCTCGCTGCTCCCTGCGACAGTCACGGCCACGGCTGACGGGATCGTCCCCGCGGTCCACGCCAGCAGCCTCGTCGCAGCTCCGCTCGCGACAGCCACTGCCGACGCACTGACGCCCACCGTCAAGGTCACCATCGTCGCGCCGATCGCGACGGCAACGGCCGACGGGAACACTCCGACCATCCGGCTCACGCTTCTCCCGGCTGCGAGCACGGCAACCGCGGACGCCTTCGCACCGACGCCCAAGGTCACGGTCCCGCCGAACAGTGCGGCAGCCACGGGCGATGCTCTGGCCCCCACGCCGAAGATCACGGTCATCGCTTCGATCGCGACGGCGACCGCAGATGGTCTCGCTCCGACGGTTCACACGGACGTCAACATCGCCGCGCCGACGGCGACCGCATCCGCCGACACCTTCAGCCCGACCGTCCGGATCACCCTCGTCGAGCCGATCGCCACCGCCACCGGTGACGGGCTCGCGCCCACACCGAAGATCACCGTCGTCGGAACGCTCGCGTCGGCCACGGCGGACGGGATCGCCCCCGCGTTCTCGACGAGCGTCACGATCGCGGCACCCACCGCCACAGCGACGGCGGACGCGAATGCTCCGATACCGCTGAGCACGAGCTCGCCGGCGACGGCCGCCGCCGCCGGCGATGCGAACACCCCGGTCGTCAAGATCACGATCCTCGCCCCGCTGGCGACCGCTACTGCTGACGCGCTTGCGCCGGCGGTCCACACAAACGTCAACATCTCGGCTCCGACTGCCGCTGCTACCGCAGATGCGGCTACGCCGGTCGTTCGAGTCACCCTGATCGAACCGATCGCGACGGCCACAGTCGATGGCCTCGCCCCGACTCCGAAGGTCACGGTCCTGGCGCCGCTCGCAGATGCGGCGGCCGCCGCCCTGGCACCGTCGGTCCACACCGACCAGACGATCCTCGCGCCGACGGCAGCTGGCGCTGCGGATGCCATCTCGCCGGTCCTCCGAGTCACCGTCATCGAGCCGATCGCCACCGCGACGGCCGATGGAGTCGTCCCGACCGTCAAGGTCACGCTCGTCGCGCCCGTGGCCTCGGCGACAGCCGACGGGCTCGCGCCAGCCGTCACGACGACGGTTCTCGTATCGGCTCCTACGGCCACGGCGACAGCCGTTGCCCTGGTCCCTGCCGTCTCGACGGACTCGAACACCACGGTCTCGGCTCCCACTGCGCAAGCCAGCGCAGACGCGACCGTTCCGGTCGTCAGGATCACGCTGCTGCCGGCGACCGACGCTGCTGCAGCTGATGCCTTCGTTCCGGTCATCAGGATCACGGTCTTGGCGCCGCTGGCAACGGCGACAGCAGATGCGCTGGCGCCGACGATCGAGGCCAGCAATAGCGCGACCGTCCAGGCGCCGACGGCGACCGCCACCGGGGCCGGCGTCACGCCCACGGTCCGAGTCACGATCGTCGCGCCACTCGCTGCCGCCAGCGGCGACGCGAACACTCCGACGCCGAAGGTCACGGTCCTCGCTCCGCTGGCCACAGCCTCCGCCTCCGCGCTGGCGCCGGTCGAGACCGAGACGATCCTGCCGGCCACCGCGTCGGCCAGCGCCGCAGCGAACACCCCGACCATCCGGATCACGGTTCTGGCTCCTGCGGCAGCAGCAAGCGCCGCGGCGCTGGCCCCGACCATCACGACCACGGCGAGCCAGACGGTCCTGGCTCCGACCGCAGCAGCCACGGCAGCGGCTCTCACGCCGAGCGTCAGCGCCGGCGGGTCCATCTCGGTCCCCGTCGCTGAAGCTACGGCTGCCGCACTCGCACCGAGCGTCCGGACCGGGATCACGATCAGGGCTCCGGTGGCCGGAGCGACGGCCGCAGGCCTGTCACCGAGCGTTCTCAGGGACTTCGTCGTTCATGCCGTGACGGCGGCCGCAACGGCCGATGGTCTCCCGCCGATCGTCAAGCTGACCATCGGACCGGATGCAGCGGAGTCCTTCGCGGTGGCTCTGCCACCGGCCGCGCTCCACAAGCTGATCCAGGGACAGACGGCCGCCGCCCTCGCTGCGGCCCTGAAGCCTCACATCTTCCTGAACAGGTCCGAGTGGAAGCAGCATCACAGCGACGGCTGGCCGCAGTCCGAGGACGCCCAGTGGCCGCAATCGAACGACGAAGGATGGCTCGTGGGTGTCGGAGCAGGGTGGCCGCAGTCCGATGACGGCAGTTGGGGGGCCGGATGATCCCGTTCATCAGCGCGTTGGATCTCGGCGCGTACCTGGAGCAGACCCTCGACGACTCCGACCTCCTGGTCGAGATCGCGCTCGACGCCGGATGCCAGATGGTCCGTGATGACATCGGGCAGCGGATCAACCTCGAACGGAGCCAGCTCGAGCGCCACGACGGGACGGGCAAGGAGAGCGTCATCCTCCGGGAACTCCCCGTCGTCGAGGTGCTCCAGGTCCTGGAGGACGACGTCGAGCTCGTCGAAGGAGACGACTACGTCGTCGTCGGTGGCCGTGTTGGCATCCTCTATCGCAAGGGTGAGACCTGGAGCTGGAGCTGGCGCTGGGGGACACACCGGTGGTCCTTCGGACGGCAGAACGTCGAGGTCGTCTACGACTCGGGCTACGCCGTCGCCGAGGGCGACGTCGTGGAAGCGGGCTCCGGTGACGATCCGGTCGTGGACAGGGTCCCGTCGAGTATCCGTCTCGTCGCACTCTCCGCCGCTGCGCGGGTCTTCCGTGCACCGACGCTGCAGGCTGTCGCCTCCGGCATCACCGGGGAGAACATGGGTCCGTACTCCTATACGTCGAATCCGGCCGTCGCGCAGACGATCGCCGCGGGGCTCCTCGAGGACGAGAAGACGTCTCTCAACCGATACAGGGTTGGGAACGGGCCGTGAGCTTCGGAGCGCCGCAGGCACTCGACAGGCTCTTCCCGGAGACCGCCGAGCTGCAGACCGGTGAGCAGTCCTTCGATGAGCAAGGTACCGAGACGATCACCTACACGACGCTCGCCTCCGAGGTCGCGGTGCAACTCTCGACCGAGGCATCGGTGAGCCTCGTGCAGACGGGCGACGGCTCCTTCGAGGTCCGTGGGCGCAAGGCCATCCTCTACGGCTGGTGGCCGGAGCTGGACGAGCGCTCGCGCATCATCGTGGATGGTCACACGTACCACGTGCGCGGCGTCTCACCGGACTCCTGGGGGATCGCCCTGGCCGACAAGGGCTGGACGGTCCTCGTGGTCGAGGAGCGCAACGTGGTCGAGGGCAGCTCGTGATCTCGGTGAGCGGTGTCGACGAGACGATCGCGAGGCTCCTCGGTATCGCCGCCAAGGCGGAGGTCGCCAGGATCGAGGGGGAGCGCAAGGCGGCGGAGCCGGTCCTCAGAGCTGCCCAGGACGGCGTAGCGGTCGACACGGGAGCTCTCAAGGGAACGCTCCGGATCGAGGAGCGCGAGGGCCATGCGGCTGTGGTGGCCGGGGATGACAACGTCGACTACGCGGCGAAAGTGGAGTTCGCTCCCGATAACGAGCCCTTCCTCCGTCCCGCCGCGGATGACGCGACGGGCGACGCGGTGCACGAGATCGAGAACGCCATCGGGGACGTGATCCGATGATGATCGAGGAGCTCCTCGTCGAGCACCTGAAGGACGACGGGGCGGTCTACGCCCTCGTGGGGGAGCGCATCTTCGCCGGCCGCAAGGTGCTCAACCAGGAGATGCCGCTGATCGCCTATCGGCGGGTGTCCACGCTGAAGACGATGACCCACGACGGCCCCTCGCTCGCCGGTCCCCGGTTCGACTTCTTCTGCTGGGGCGAGAACGAGACGCAGGCACGTCAGCTCCGCGTAGCGGTCTCGCAGGCGTTCGACGTCGCGACGACGCCGGAGTTCCGATCGTTCGTGGAGAACGAGCTCGAGCAGGAGTTCCCGCCCGCGTCCCTGCCGGTCTGCGTCGTCGATGTTCGCGTCTGGTTCGACCCGGCCATCGAAGCCGAAGCCAGCTAGTCCAGCCGCATCCCAGGAGGTGTCTTTGGGCTGACCTTGCGCTGTCCGCATCACGAACGCGACCACGAGTAGAAGGAGAACACGGTGACGACGCAAGCACAGAAGGCCCAAGGCTTCACGATCCAGTGGGGCGCATCGACCGTCCACGAGGTCCTCAACTTCGACCTCCCGACGGATGTCAGCGAGCTCGACGTGACGAACCATGAGTCGGGCGGCTTCCGCGAGTTCATCGGCGGCCTCATCGACCCAGGGACCGTCACGTTCCCCGTGAACTACAACGAGACCGACCACGGCGCGTTCCTGGACGCCCAGGGCGACTCGTCGCTCGTCGACACGCTCACGATCACCCCGCCCGACAGCTCGACGTCCTGGACCGTGGACGCGTGGGTCAAGGGGTACACGGTCCACGCGCCGGTGGACGGCGCCTGGACGTGCGACATCACGTTCCGCCTGACGGGGCTCCTCCAGCACGGAGCGTCCTGATGACGGTCCTGTCCAGGGACGCGATTCTCGACGCTCCGGACACGGAGTACGAGATCGTCGACGTGCCCGAGTGGGGCGGCAAGGTCCGCGTGAAGTCGCTGACGGGCGATGAGCGGGACACCTACGAGCAGTCGATCATCGACCAGCGCGGGACCGTCACTGCCGCGAAACTCGTGGGCGCGCAGGCTCGCCTGATCGCCCTGACCGCCGTCGATGACGACGGGGCGCTGCTGTTCACCGAGACGGACGTCAGGGCGCTCGGAGCGAAGTCCGCTCAGGCCCTGAGTCGCGTCTTCGACGTGTCGGCCCGCCTATCCCGTCTGCGGCAGAGGGACGTCGAGGAGCTCGTGGGAAACTCCGAAGGCACCCAGGGCGACGCTTCGCCCTCCGATTAGCTCTCGCTTTCGGGTGCCCTTCCGTTGACGAGTTCCTGCGGTCCCTGTCTTCGCAGCAGGTCGCTGAATGGGAGGCGTACTTCACGCTGGTCTCTGGACAGGGTGGCCGCGATCCCGACCAGACGACTGCGAACCTCACCGCATGGCTCGAAGCCCATGAGGGGCGGTAGCTGATGTCGACCGTCTCCGAGATCTGGGTCAAGATCAACAGCGACATCTCAGGCCTTCAGCGCGGTCTCCTTTCGTCGGGGACCGAGCTGAAGGCCTTCTCTGCTACCGCGGCTCAGACGGCCGGCACGACCTCATCGTCGGCAGCGAAGATCGAGACGTCCTACGGCGGGATCGGTGGAACGGTCCAGAAGCTCGGGCCTGTGTTCATCGCTGCCGGCGCGGCCGCGGTCACCGGGATCGTCAAGGGCATCTCGGCCACGCAGCAGTGGGCCGGCGAGGTCAAGACGCTCCAAAGGGTCACGGGCCAATCGGCCGAGGACGCTTCGCGTCTCGCCACCGCTGCGAACACCCTCGGGATCTCGACGTCGACGCTCGCGACGAGCTTCGGTCTCCTCGGGAAGAACATCATCAACGGGTCGGCGAACCTCGAGAAGTACGGGGTGACGACGAAGGATGCCACGGGCAACACGCTCCCGTTCAACGACATCCTCGGGAACATCACTGACAAGTTCGTCTCGCTCCCGAAGGGGATCGAGCAGGCGACGTTCGCGCAGAACGTGTTCGGTCGCGGAGGCAAGGCGTTGATCCCCATCCTGTCGCAGGGTCGCGCCGGCCTCGCTTCGCTCGAGGCGGCAGCCGACAAGTACGGGACAACCCTGTCCCAGAAGGACCTGGACGCATCGCAGGCGTTGACGATCGCGCAGAAGGAGCTCGGGGAAGCGTTCAAGGGCGCCGAGATCTCTATCGGTCGCGACTTCATCCCGGTCCTGACGTCCGCCGTGGAGAAGGTGACCTCGGTCGTCGAGGTGATCCACAAGATCCCGCAGCCGGTCCTGTCCGCGGGCCTCGCCTTCGTGACGCTCGCCGGAGGCGCGGCTGCCGCCGGCAAGGTCGTCGGGTTCCTGCAGGACGGCTGGACGAACCTCGGCAACACGCTCGGCATCACCTCCAAGGTGACGGAGACCGCCACGGTCGTCTTGGATGAGAACACCGCCGCGGTTGTCGGCAACACCGCTGCGCAGGGCTCCTGGGGCGTCGAGGTCAACTCGGCCACGAACGCCATCTCGACGGCCTCTGACGTCATCGATGCGGGCACGAAGGCGACGGAGGCCTCCACGACGGCCGTGGTCTCCGACACGGCTGCGCAGGCCGCTCACGCGGCGGCGCAGAAGGGCACCATCGCGACGACCGTGAGCCAGATCGCGGGACAGCGGGCCCTGTTCGATGCGACGGTTCTCGGGACCGGAGCGACCGGGGATGCGGCGCTCGCTCAGACGCAGCTGTTCGAGGCGGAGGGCCTCGCGACCTCCGGGATGGTCGCGGAGACGGCGGCGTGGAAGAGCTTCGGCAGTGCTGGCGTCTTCTCGATCCTGAACTCCGGGCTGGCGAGCACGGCTGCGGTGCTCTACGGGACGGTGAAGGCGGTTGGGTTCGCCAAGGATGAGTTCACCGACTTCTTCCGGGCGCTCGTCGAGCATGTGAACGTAGCCGAGAACACGCGACGAGGCCTCGAAGACATCGGGAACGCGATGCGCCTGTTCGGGTTCGCGGTGCCACACCTCACCAACGATCTGGGTGACTTCCGTAAGGGCGTCGACGATGTGCAGGCCGGACTGCAGGACGGCTCGATCAGCATCGAGGACGCCAAGACGAAGATCGGCGAGCTCGCCGACAAGTACGGGATCGCGAATCTCAACGTCAACACGTTCACGGACAACCTCGCATCGCAGGTCGGGGTCGTGGACAAGGCCGCGATAGCGGCAGCGAAGCACACCCGTGCGATGCAGCTCCAAGGGCTCGCCATCGGGGAGCTCGCGAGCCACTCTCGGACGGCCACCGGGATCCTCGACCTCATGGGGGAGAGCGCGGCGCAGTTCGGCGCTGACGCGCGCAAGGCGTTCCTCGACAGCGACAAGGCGTTCAAGACGTGGGCGACGGACTTCCGGTCTCAGGCCGTCGATGCGTGGAATCAGTTCCGAGATTCCGCGAGGACCTCCATCGACTTCACGGGATCCATGCTCAAGGATCTGGAGTCGTCGGTGACGGCGGCGCAGCAGGCCCTTGCGGGTGATACGTCGGGGCTCGGGAAACCTGAACTGGCGAGCCTTCGTGCCGCGGCGCACCTGACCGCCACCGACATCCTGCACACCTTCCAGGCGGCGAAAGCGCAGACCGTTTCGTTCAGCCGTGACCTCATCGAGATCGGGAAGGTCGGAGGCCAGGCTGGGAAGGATCTTGCGGCCTCCTTCCTGGCTGCTGGAGACACACTCGCGGCGCAGGTCGTGGCGGACGCGCCGAAGAAGCTCCAGGACAAGATCGTTGGCGCCTTCGGCGCTTCGGAGCACGCCGCTGACAGCTTCTCGACGAAGCTCACGAACGCGATCGTTGGTCCGCTCGATGACATCTCTGGGCTGCTGGAGGCGATCGCGAAGCATTTCGGGATCGACGTGTCGTTCCTGGATCACGGCTCACAGAAGAAGGCGGACTCCCTCAAGACGACCCTGGACTCCATAGCGAAGCACCACCGCGGGGAGATCGACCTGGACACGACCCAGGCGATGGCCGCTCTGGCGAACCTCATCGCCCGGGAGCATCAGGCGTTCTCCGACGGGAGCGGACCTGTCAGCGTTCACCAGGTCCACGAGGGCGGCCTCATCATGCACACCGGCGGGATGGCAAGCCGGATGCACTCGGGACGCCTGGCTGCCGATGAAGTGCCGACCGTGCTGCAGCGCGGGGAGTTCGTGATCCGCAAGCACGCCGCTGCCGCGCTCGGCACGTCGACGCTGCGCAGTCTGAACCGGATGCACGCTGGTGGAGCGGTCACGCGGATGCACTCCGACGGTGCTGCAGCGGCGTCCTCCGAAGATCCGAACGCTGGTTTGACCTGGGGTCCGCGGCCTGTCCCATCGAGGAACGGCAAGATGTTCCTGGATTGGACCGGGCCTATCGCGAGGGGCATGAGCCCCGGAAATGCGATGAACTTCTGGAACCTCAGGATCGGCCGTCGGGTCATCAGCCCTAGTGGTGATCCCACGGTGCGCGTCAGTGCTGACCTTCCTTCTGACTACGTCGATCAGACGGCCCAAGCGATCACCACGAACGACATGCGCCGAATCCGGTTCCGTCATCCCGTTCGGACGTCACAGGCTTGGCAGGCGACCAATACCTGGGTCCTCGAACATGAACTGGGACACGCGCTCGGCCTGGGGCATGTGGGAGCCCGCTACAACATCATGTCCCATCCCACCCTCGGTCGACAGGTGTCTTCTGCTCAGCTGGCGGTTGTGCGGCAGTTGTGGCCGGGCGGAACGAAGTTGCACGCTGTAGGCGCGGTCAAGCGGATGCACGCAGGCGGCGCAGCGCTTGCTGCCGACACGGCTACCGCAACGTCTAGCTACGGAGTCCGACCCCCTCCCACGCGGAACGGTCAGATGTGGATGGGCTGGACGGGTGGCTCCGATAACGCTCATCCCGTGCGAGCGATGGGCTGGTGGAACGACCGTCTCAATGGACGCTACGTCCAACAGCACGCGAACCCGTCTCTCCACGTTGCCGCGGATCTCGGACCGACGATGTCCAAGGAGTACCTCGGCTACACGGATTTCAACCTGCGGAACGTCCACCTCAACCCGATCATCAAGACCGTCCAGGATCCGGCGTGGAACCGGGTTCTGCGGCATGAGATGGGACACGGGTTCGGACTCGGTCATGTGACGAACCCGAACAACCTCATGGACCGGGACCTCACCGGTGATGCGATCGATGCTACGCAGGCCAAGCAGATCAAGAAGTGGTTCCATCCGCCGACGATGCACGCGGGCGGCTTGGCTGCTGACGAGGTGCCGGCGATCCTCCAGACAGGTGAGTTCGTCATCCGCCGCCAGGCGGTAGAACACATCGGCGTCCCGAAGCTGCGCGAACTCAATCGCCTGCATGAAGGCGGCCCGGTCACGTCCTCCCCGCTGACGCGGGACGGGTCAGATGAAGCAGCGCTCGAGCGAGCCTTCCGGAAGGCGCTGCGCGCGGAGCTTCCTGGTGCCCTGCTAAACCAACGCGTGAAGCTCAACGTCGACCGAAGGAAGCTGTCGCGCTCGCTCGATGACGACCTGCTCTCAGATGGGCACTGGTAGATGTGGTCCGTCGACATCCACGACCTCGACGGTTCGCTGCGCGTCAGCAACCTCAAGTGGACCTCGCTGTCGTTCACGCACGTCCTGAATGCTCCGGGAGCCTGCGAGATCGGCGTCAAGATGACGAAGGTCGCGCGAGCGGACATCGAGCCCGGGCAGTCCGACTACAAGATCTATCAGGACGGGACGCTGCGGGCCGAAGGCCGGATCTGGACGGCGAAGCCGGACACCGGGCAGGACAGCCTCTCAGCCAGCATCACCGGTGAAGGCATCGCCGGCATCTTCGCCCGCAGGACCATCGACTGGGAGACCCGCTACGAGCCGGTCTCAGAGTCACCGACGAACATCAACACGCAGTACGGGCTGTCCCAGGAAGAGATCCTCGCGGACCTGATCGCGCTGACCCAGGCGGAGGATGGCGGGGACCTCGGCATCACCCCTGGCGCCCACACGGGAGGAGCGCATCTCCGCCGGCGCTGGTACTGCGCGGAGGACGGCGCGTTCCTCTCGGACATCTTCGATGACTTCGCCAGCCTGTCTGATGGCATCGACTGGGCCATCACGCCGACCCTGACCGACGACGCGAGTCGCACGCTGGTCACGTTCAACCCGCACCGCGGCACGGACAAGACCGGGACGATCGTGCTCGATGGCCCGATGTACCTGGACACGCTCTCCTACGCGATCGATGCCGGCCAGATCGTGACGCGAGGGCACTCGGTCGCCGAAGGCGACTGCGACCCTGCGATGGGCGACGTCACCGATGACGCGGCCCTCGCGTCCTACGGGCTGCTCGAGGACTTCGAGGGCTCGAACTCGGACGATCCTGACGATGCCGGCGAGCTCGCCGCCACGCTCGTCTCGCCGCATCCGGTGGTCGGGACGGACCTGGAGTATCGCCTCCCGCTGGGGCCCGCGATCGGGGCCTTCGACGTCGGAGACCGGATCCGGGTCATCGACGCCGACCGGCCGGGATGGCCGCTGGACATCGACGCTCACGTCCAGGAGATCGAGGTCACGGTTCAGCTCCCCGACGACGACGATCACACGGTCGTCCGCGTGAACTTCTCCCAGTGGTTCGAGGAGTCCTCCTGATGGACACTCGTTACCCGCGCCACTCCGCGAAGGACAGGAAGAAGGACGCGAAGCATCGCAAGAAGTACCGGCGGCACAAGCACAACCCGTGCCCGCACGCTCCGCGGCAGCTGGACTCCACGACCGAGCTGACGGGCGTCTTCTTCAAGCACCGTGGCCGTAAGCGGCACAACAACTGGGGCGCCCGGTTCCGTTGGACCGAGGTCAACACCGACTCCGACGGCTTCCCGCTCATCGTCCTCCGCTACGCGGTCGAGATCGACGAGTCCGCGAACGGGACCGACTGGTTCCTCTCCTCGCGGCATAACGTGCCCGCGAAGGACGACTTCGACGCGAACCACTCGGACCATCTACGTGTCTTCCACATCCACGGGAACCTCGCCTACCGCTACCGCGTGCGGGCGATCTCCGCGAACTGCAAGGCGGACTGGTCCGCCTACTACGTCCTCGGAACACCCGAAGACGCGCCTCCGGCGCCGTTCGACGTGGAGATCCTCCGTGCCTCTCACGGCATCCGGGTCCGCTGGCACGCGGACATGGACAACGATGACGACGAGATCTTCACCCAGGACATCGCGTACTTCGTCGGTCAGCTCTGGATCAACCCGGACTTCGGACCCGAGCTCAACTTCACCGCCACGAATGCGGGCGACCTCTTCACGACTGGCAGCGCGCATGGGATGTCGGACGGCGACCCGCTCATGCTCTCGGGCACGGTGGGGGCGCTGAATCTGCCCGCCGGCATCAGGCCGTGGAAGGTCTACCGCGCCGACGTTCAGTCCTCGACGACGTTCAAGCTCGTCGGGTTCCAGACGCTCGCGCCGATCACGCTCACGTCGGACGGTGACGGCGTCGCGCATATCGGACTGGTCAAGGCGGCACGGCACGTCCACAAGCACCATCACATCTACCGGCTGGACACCGAGGACTTCGACGAGGACACGCGGTTCTACGGCCGTGTGCGGTCGCACTCGGACCACCGGTCGAAGTCGGACTGGGTGCCTGCAACGGCCCCGGACGGTAACGACGACCCTGGCGCTACGCCTACCGGCCGGAGGCCGGCGTGGCATCGGCACGTGTTCGTGTTCTCGTTCCTGGACCCGGTCGGCGTGGGTCTCTACAAACGTCCCACCCGTGCGGACGACGACTACAAGATCCGGCGCGTGACCGCGTCGTTCCATAAGGCCGGGACGGGGGACGACACGAAGTTCGACATCAAGATCAACGCGGGGACGTTCGTCTTCGATGAGGACTTCTCGAAGATGGTCAACGTCGCGGACGGGACCCGTGACGGGTCCTCGAAGCAGATGGTGAACGACGTGATCGAGCGCGGGGACCACATCCGCGTGAAGTGCGAGCAGCTCGCGACGACCCCACCGGAGTTCGGGACTATCCACGTCATCTGCGACCGTCTCCGCGAGGGTCCGACTTCCGATTCCGGTGGCGGTGGCGGTGAGTGACCCAGACGGGTTCTGGACCACCTTGCTGGACATGCACGTAGGGGACTGTCCGAGCTTCGCGTTCAAGGATGCGGCGTTCACGATGGTCGATGGGGGTCTCACTGCAACGCTGCCGTCCTATGCGGCGGGAGATGTGCTGGTCCTCGGCTACCGTCACACCACGGGGACCCTGACGGGTTGGGACTTGGGGTTCCTGTCGAGCAGCGGGGCGAATCAGTTCGAGACAGCGATGCGGATCGCCGACGGCTCGGAGGGATCCTCCGTCTCGTTGCCGAGTGGCAGCGGGTATCCGGCGGTCATCGCGTCCTGGACGCCGACGTCTGCGGTCACGCAGACATCACCATCGGGGTCTCCGCCGTTCGGGAATCAGGATGGATTCTTCGGGTCTCAGACCTCGTCGGTTGCAGGCGGCGATACGCCGGGGACGTTCCCCGTGTTCGCGTATAGCCAGCTGGTCGGAGCCCCGGATCTCGGCGAGGTCGACTCGTTCTCCATCGCGTTCGTCCTGACAGCTGGGTCCTTTCCGTCCTACAACTGGAATCACGAGACGGAACGTGCGCGGTTCCTCGATGGTGGCTCGGGTTGGGCTGCCCTCGTCGCTGATGGTCAACACGACACCACGACGACGAGCGCGTCTCCATCGACCGCCCCCTCGATAACTTGGGGTGTCTCGACGTCGAGCATCTATCACGGCGCGATCCAGTTCCTTTGCGGCTACCCCCAGCCCGGGGGTGGCGTCAGCGACTGTGAGATCACGTCTTACGGCGACCTCATCAATGACGACTTCGCGGATGCGCTGTCACTGTCGGTGTTCCCGGATTCGTCGTTCCTATTCAGCGGCGGCTTCGCGGGCTCGCATTCCCCGATCGATGGCGAGACTACGGTCGGTGCGACGAAGGAGTCCGGCGAACCAGATCACAACGGGAACACCGGTGGGCATTCAATCTGGTTCTCCTACGTGCCGCTCGATAGTGGCGTCTTGTACCTGGAGGTGGATGGGAACGGCACGGATTCCATCGGGAAGAAGATGCTGCTGGCCGTTTACACCGGTGCGTCGGTGGGTGCACTGACCGAGATCACCTATGACGTGACCGCGCCGGACCCGGAGGGCGGCTTCGGCACGACGAACGCCTGCGGTGAGATCACGCCGTTCACCTATCTCGAGGCGACCGTCACGTCTGGCACGACGTACTACATCGCGGTTGACGTCGCCGATGGCGACACGGTGAAGGCGATCCTGCTTCAGGGCAATCTCGAATGACGTACCCGGTACTCGCCAGCTACTCCGTCTACCAAGGCGCGCAAGCGACCGACCACGACGTCCCGTATCCATCGGGCACCGTGCCTGGCGACCTGCTCGTCATGTTCGTCGGAACGAGCAACGCGCTCATCACCCGGAGCGCGGGCAGCACGACCTGGAGCGGGCGAGCCATCGCGGCTGGGGCCTCTCAGGCGATGTGCCTCTGGGCCAGCCCAGTGGTCGGCAGCGAGGACCACATCAATCTCGACTTCCCCGGTGCCTCGACGTCGCGCCTCGTCGCGATCACGCTGCGCTTCACGCCCGACCCGGGGATGATCTTCTTCGGCACCGATGACCCGTACTGGATCGACCCATCGGGCCAACTGTCGAGTGGATCCTCTCCCTTCGTTGGATTCGGGGAGGACACCACGAACGGCACAGGAGACTTCACGATCGCGCCGACGAAGCTGCAACTGGACGAGACGGACTATCAGGACAACCCGCCGACCTACGACCACAACATCAACGCCGCGCAAGACCTCCGGTGGATGCAAGCGTTGGTGACCAGCGACTACGACAGCACGAACGGCGGCAACCTCGGCGGGGACAACGCGCTTCCTTCGACACCGTCCGGATGGACGTTGCTGGACCAGGTAGAGGACGTCACCAACGCGACGATCAACCTACGGCTCGGCGTCTATTGCCGCGAGGAGCACGCGAACGAGGTGACGTTCCCGTCCGCGACGGTGACCGGCGACAGGTTCGCCGCCATCGGCGGGATCGCGGGGTTGGTGTTCCCTCAGGGCACCAACTCGGACGGCGACGGCTTCTGGGGCTAGGAGGACGGCCATGACGGTCAGATGGCAATGGGCACGCGCCGACGGCGCTCCTGACTGGCACACCGGGACGCCGAAGTTCGAGCCGGTCTGGGAGAACTGCTACGACCTGCTCCGGTTCCACAAGGGGAGCGGCTTCGGCGTGGAGCGCCGGCCTGACGGTGCCACGCACAGGATGCGGCTTCACGAGGTCGACGACTTCCTCCAGCAGCAGATGCCGTCACAACCCCTCGACACGAAGTACATCGTCAAGAGCGAGAAGGACGGGTTCGCCCTCGCCTTCCGGCGACATGAGGTCGTCGATCCCGAGGCGAAGCAGCTCGAGGACTTCCTGCGCGCTCAGATCGGTGATGGCTACGAGCTCGGCTATGCAGGCCCGACCCTGTACGACTGCTCGGGGCTGACGCTCGCTGGCATCTTGGCCGTCACGGGGGAACTCCTTCCGCACAAGGCAGGATTCTCCCCGGCGGTGATGCCAAGCCAGCTCCACGATCCACGGATCATCCACATCACGCGGGCGCAGCTCAAGCCGTTCGACCTCCTGTTCCATCACGGCGATCAGGTCGCGTGCGACCACGTCTCGACGTACCTGGACAACGATGGTCCCGGCGGCAATGGGCGTGTCATCGACGCGGAGCCGCACTCGACGAACGCGCCGTCCGGATGGCCGACGTCGCAGACTGGGACCGGCGTGCGGATCCGCCCGATGAACTCTGGCTGGTACACGGATTGGGAGCACGTCGTCGCGATCGGCCGCGTAGCGGCGATCAACGGGCAGCCCTAGTCCCCCCTAAGGAAGGTGGCGATGGACGCTCCATATGAAGCAGGTGAGAACTGATGACGAACGGCGACAGCCCTCCCGTACCGGACCCGACCATCTTGACCACGGAGCAGCTGCTTCGGACGGTTGGGGCGGAGCGCGACTACGTCGATGGCAGGATCGCGGTCCTCGTCGAACGTCTCGACGCGATCGATCGCGCAACCAAGCTCCTGAACGAGACGGTCAACCGCGTCCCGACGGACGTGCAGCGCGAGGTGTCGCATCTCCGTGAGTTGTCCGACGAGAAGTTCGTATCCATCCAGACGCAGTTCAGAGAGCGTGATACGCGACAGGAGCGCGAGAGTCGGGACAACAAGGTCGCCGTCGATGCTGCGTTCGCGGCTCAGAAAGAAGCAGCCGGGAAGCAGGAGGACACGTTCTCCAAGGGCATCGACAAGTCCGAGGCTGCGACACAGGAGACCATCGGGAAGCTCACCGAGTTGTTCCGCACGACGAACCAGGCGCTCTCGGACAAGGTTGACGACCTCAAACAGCGCCTGAGCGACGTCGACAAAGCCCTCCAGGAGTCGATCAACCGGGTCGCCGGAACAGCGAATGCAGCGGTGGCAGAGAAGCGTGGCGCGACGAACGACCGTGCCGGTCTCTACGCGGGTCTCGCTGCGCTTGCCGTCATCATCACGCTCGGTATCGCTCTCTCAGCATTCCTCGCATCGCGGTGAGGCTGATGGCAACGCCGTCCTCCGAAGTCCCATAAGCCCGCTGGGTTAGGAGTTCCCCGATGTCTAAGAGAGCTTGGATCGTCTTGCTCTGCGTCGTGATCGTCGTCCTCGTGTTCTGCGGGGTGCCGCGGGTCGTGAACTCGGAGACCCGTGAGGGGACGTTCATCATCAAGTGCACGTTCTCCCACCGGGCGCAGGTGGACCCGATCGTGTCGCCGGGGATCCAGTCGGACCACGAGCACACCTTCACCGGCAACGACACGACGGGCGCGGACAGCACGTACTCGACCATGGTCGGCGCTACGACGACCTGTGCCGACCGTGACGACACGGCTGGCTACTGGTTCCCGACGCTCCGCCGTCCGGACGGCACGCCGGTCACGCCCATCTTCTCGTTCGCTTACTACAAGAACCTCCCCGTCCGATACGGCACGACCCAGGCCTTCCCGCCCGACTTCCGGCTGATCGCGGGCGGGCTGGCGAACCCATCGCACACGTTCTGGGATTGCTTCAACACGGGTGGCAAGTTCTCCACACCGCCGGTCTGCTCGGGCTGGGGGAACTATCTCGTCACGCGGGTGCAGTTCCCGTCCTGTTGGGACGGGGTGAACCTCGACTCCCAGGACCACCGTTCGCACATGGCCTACGGGACGAGCTCGTCGTGCCCTGCGGCGTTCCCGGTGAAGCTGCCACGGATCAACTTCTTCGTCCGCTGGTGCGAGAACTGCGGGGGTCCCGGCTACGTCTTCTCCGATGGCACGACCGTGATGCACGCCGACTTCTGGAACACCTGGCGGCAGTCGGCGCTCGAGGCTCTCGTCGTCCGCTGCCTCAACGCCGGGATCAACTGCGGTCAGATCAAGACCGCCTAGGGCGATGCGACGGCTCGCCACGGCCGTCGTCCTGGTGGTGCTCCTGAGCGTCATGGCATGGGCGGTTCCCCACCGCGCCGAGCGGAGTCTGTTCCGGCTCACGAACCATGAACGCACGGTCCGCGGTATCGGCACGGTCGTCTGGGCGAAGAACCTGCACAAGGTTGCACGAGCCTGGTCGGTTCATCTCGCGACGTTCCATCACCTCGCGGATCCCGAGAGGCTCTACTGCGACTATCAGGGCGCGAACGTCGGCGTCTCCAACACGATCGGAGCCATGCACAACGCATGGATGGCTTCTCCGGCGCACCGGATCAACATCCTCGACCCGCGGTTCCATCGCTTAGGCGTCGGAACGATGCGGGACGCCGCCCACGACCTCTGGGCGACGGAGATCTTCTGTGGCTGAAAGGTGGTGATCGCCTAACGACGTGACTCGTTTCCGAAGCTGCGGCTCCGCCGCGGCGCGACGGAAGGAGTCCGCCTATGCGGCGCTTCGTAGCAGTTCTCACCCTCGGCGTCGTCTTCCTGGCGGCGCCTTCTGCATCTGCACACTTCATCGGCGACGTGGGCTTCCGAGCGGCACCGCCGACGCACCACCATCACTGGCACCCCCTCGCGGCGCAGACGGGCATCCCCGCGCCGGAGCCATCCCCAACGGCTCAGTCGTCCTATCCGGCGATCCTCGGCGGCGGCGCGTTCCAACTCTCAGCCGTCCAGGTAGCGGGCTACGCCCGCGGAGCGGGCTTCCCCGAGTCGGTCGTCCCGACGATGGTCGCGATCGCGGCGCGTGAGTCCGGCTACAACGCCCACGCCGTGAACCTTTCCTCCGGCGCCTGCGGTCTCTGGCAGCTCTACCCCTGTCCGGGCATCGCGTTCCTGGATCCGGCCACGAACGCCGCAGGCGCATTCGCGAAGTACGAGGCCTCCGGGCTCGCGCCCTGGGGATTCTGAAGGGAGGCAACATGCAAGGCTTCGCAGTCGTATTGGCCGTCATCGTCGGCCTGTCGCTGTCGGTCGCGAAGGCGGTCGACTTCACCCGGAACCTTCCGTGGTTCAAAGACAAGGCCATCGGGTCCTGGGTATGGAACGCTCTCGCGTTCGTGTACGGGCTCGCGCTCTGCGTCGGCTGGCAGCATTCGGTCGTCAACGATCTGTTCGCTCAGGTGCCAGCTCTCGCGAACGTGAACCTGGGCGAGAACGCCGGCTACATCATCTCCGGGCTGATCGTCGGCGGAGGTGCTGGGTTCGCTCACGAGGTCCTCGACGCTCTGTCGGGGATCGCCTCGGCGTCCCACGCCACAGCTGCAGCAACGATGGAGACCACCGACACATCAGACCTCTAGACGTCCGCTGCCCCGGCGGCGACGGCGATCGACCCCCCGGCTCCGGCTGGGGGGTCGTTTCGTGTCTCAGTGTGTCGAGAGAGTCTGAGCTGCCACGTCGCAGGTCCAGCCGTTGCCATTCAGGTCGGTCTTCCCCTTGATGGGGTTCAGGAGCCTGAAGCTGTCGACGTCGCATTCGACGCTGGTGAAGATGCTCGCCTGGACATGCAGCTCGACAGAGCCCCCGTCCTCGACCTCCACGTTGTGACTCCAGTGGCCATCGATGCGGACGGTGATCGTCTTCAGCAGGCCATCGCCCGGGTCGAAGGTGATCCTTGCGGGCTTCTCGGGCAGTCCTGGTCCGGTGTTGCCGGTGACCTCGTAAGTGATCGTGAAGGTCTCGGGACCGGAGGTCGGTGGCGGCGTGGGGAACGCCGGAGTGGGCGACGCCGACGACGGGGAACTCGGCGCGACAGTGACGGTCTTGGCCGAGCAGCCAACCAGGGCAAGGATGATGAGCGGGATTACGCGTCTCATGGAGCACCTCTTCTACTCTCTGGGCGGCTGGTGCGCAAATCGGCAACGGCGAGCCTCGCGAGCTCCCTGTCCCCGGCTGCGTACACGGTCAGCTGAGACGTGTCCTTGTGGTTCATCAGGCCGGCTGCAACCAGCGGCGGGATTCTGGGGTCGTTCGTCACCCGATAGGCGAAGGCGTGACGGAACAGATGCGGCCAGGCCTTCACCCCGGCGCGTTCCCCGGCTTCGTTGACCCAGCTCCAGAGCTGCCCGGAGCCGACCCCGACGAGCGTCGGCCGGCGGCTAGCCGCGTGCTTCGGATGCCACGCCCGGAGCTCCAGGAGCCGCTCGCAGGCTCGCACAGCGGCGGGGGACAGGGGCGACTCATAGGGATCGTCGTTCTTCGCCACGCGCCACCACACCCACGGCCCTTCGGGCTCCTCAAGGTGGACGTCCTCCGGCATCGCTGCGACGAGAGAGCCGATGCGGGCACCGGTTTCGAATGCGAGCTCCATGGCCGGGCGGGCCCGCGGGTCGATCCGCTCCGCAGCACCGAAGACGCGCTCCAGCTCCTCGTCGGTGAGGTTCGGAGGCCTCCCGTGGCGCCTCCGGCGACGAGGCTTGATCGCGCCGAGCGGATGGCGGGCGATGATCTGGCGGTCGAACAGGTAGCCGTAGAACGACCGGAGCGCCTTGATCGCCTGGTTCCGGGCTCCGCCCTGCTCGGGGAGGTCGCGGAGGTACAGGACGACGTCGTCCGGCGTAAGAGCCAGGGGATCGCGGCTGCCGAGCCACTCCGGCGCCGCCACGACCCGGCCGACGAGGTCGACCAGGACGTTCCGATACTGCCGACGCGTGTTCGCGTTGCAGCGGCCGGAGACTTCGAGGCTCAGCTGCCAGCGGAGCATCAGCTCGTGCACCGACGCTTGCGCCGGCCCCGTCCTCTCTGGGGAAGAAAGGCCCTCCAACACGGGGTCGGGCGAGCGTAGCGATAGGGTGCTCTGCAACGCATCCGCCGAACGTCCCGGGTCGAAGGGCTAGGAGACGGCGACGAGCTGCAGGGAGCGCGGACGCTGACCGTTGAGGTACGCCCGCATAGCTTCAGGGTCCCACTCTACGAGTCGGGCGAGTTCGACATCCAGCGCATCCGCGATCGCGATCAGCGTATCGAGCCGAGGCCAGTTCTCCGCCTGGTCCGGGTTCTTCGCCTTCTCGAGGACGTGAACCGTGGCACCGGAGATATCCGCTCGCTGAGCGAGCTTCTCCTGTGAGAGCCCACGTTCCTTGCGCAGGCGGAACATGTTCGACGCGATGATGACCAGGTAGCTCGGTCGCATCGTCTGAGGCGTCTCCATCCCGGTTCCCCTCCCCCATACAGACTTCCTGCCGGGGGGACTCGGCCACCCTATTCCTGCCAGAAGCGCTTGACAAGACCAGAAGTTTCTTGCAAGATGCGCTCCTATGGCGAAGACAGGTGGACCGAAGAAGCGGCCGGGAGAGACCAAGGCTGAGGTCAAACGGCTTGTCCTGGCGGACATCTCGCCCCGAGCCATCGCACTCACCCTTGGGATCTCTACGCAGGCGGTCTACCTGCACATCCAGTCTCTACGCGCAGCGGGGGAGCTCCCCGAGCCGCAGGAGGCCTCGGCGTGACCGCAACGAAGACCGCCGACTTCCTGATCTACCCGATCGCGCCTATCGGCGAGGCCGACTTCGATGTCTACGCCCGTAAACACGTGGCGCGGTCGTTCCCTCGGTGCGAGTTCATCGACGTCGTTAGCCAACGTCAGGTCGGCCAACGGTACGTCCAGCTGACCGTGCGCCTGCGGCGGGTAGCCGCATGAGTCTCGTGGTCTACCCGCCGAACTACCGTCCTTGGCTCCCGGAGGGCGCCGCCAACCCGCTGACCGCGCGTGAGCGCGAGATCGTCCTCGCCGCTTCGCGGGGCTTCCACGCCGAGCAGATCGCTGCCTACCTCGACATCGCGGTCGGCACCGCCAAGACCCACAAGCAGAACATCCTGCGGAAGCTGAAAGTCGGCACGATGACCGGCGCTGTCGCGCTGTGTCTTCGACGGGGCTGGATCTCTTGATCGTGCTCGGGACCCTCGTCTTCGTCGCTGTGTCTGCAGGTCTCGTCGGCTTCGGCCTAGGTCGGTGGTGGATGAAGTGATCGCGGTCAAGGCGATCGACGAATGGACCGACACGGCGTATCTCGTCATCATCGGCGGGCGCTGTCCGGTGACCTGTGACTGTCCCGTCGAGTGCTCTGTCGAAGGGCCGCACAAACACCGTATCGACCCGGTGACCGGTGAGTTCGACTTCCACGCGGAGCGGGTCGCTTGAAGTCCAAGCGGCACCTCCGCAGGCGCCTGAAGATGCGCTACCGCCTCAAGAGGCGAGCAGCCGTGGCACCCGGCGGCAAGATCTCGTTCTACCGCAAGCCGCGGAGGATCCCGTGATCGCTCCCGAGATCGCTGCCGAGTTGCGGACGCAGCTGCGCATCCTGCTCCCTACGGGTCGCCGATTCCCGGTGCCTGCCTCTGACCTGGCTGAGCACCTCGGCGTAAGCGAGAGGACCGTCGGCGCGCTCGTCGCGGACCTCATCGAACAGGACGACGTCTTGATCGGGTCGGTCTGCTCGGGCGAGCACCCGGGCTACTTCCTGGTCGCTGATCTGGAGGACCTCGAGACCGGTACGGCGCATCTTGTAAGTCGAGCCCGACGAATCCACATGCGGGTCGCGAAACTGCGTCGACTGGCGCGTGAGCGCTTCTCCGAGGCCGAGGTCCTTCAGTTGTTCGAGTTGGAGCCCGCCTCTTCTTCGGGCTCGAGCTCGATCCCCGGGTCTCCCCCGGAAACCTCTGCTGTCCCTCCGACGTCGGGCGACTCGAGCTCCGAGCCGATGCTGGGACATCATCGGGCAGAGGGATCCCATAACCGCGCTTCGCGCGGAGGCCCGGAACCCGTGGAGGTCGTCGGGTCGCTCCCGATTGAACCAAGCGCCAGGGCGAACGGGCGCCCACCGTCGAATGGCATCGGCACGCGGGAAGTCAGTGCGGCCAGGTCGCTCCTGGCCGCTCCGCGTAGCGGGAGAGGCGCATGACAGCCGAGGCCTTCGACTACCACTGCGCCTGCGGCGCCTTCGCTACGGGCTTCGCCTCTCGTCAGGAGGCATCCAACGCCGCGGACGTCCACACCTGCCTGAGCGGTCGGTATCCGACACGGCGAGCAATATGGATCGGTCCGGCCGGTGAGTCATTTCTGCAGCCCGGGGAGCAGGTCCTAAGGCGCGAAGACGTGCACGCGATCATCGGCAACGGCTTCCTCCGGAAGATGGGTCGTACCGCGTGAGCGACGTCCGACTCTCCGGTCCGCCGCTGGCGATCCAGGTCGAAGGCAAGGGTCGACTCTACGAGCACCCGGTCACCAAGGAGCTCTACCCGTCGATCACGGCCTGCATCGGCGTCCTCGATAAGCCGGCGCTCGTCGGATGGGCTGCCAAGGAAACGGCCAAGGCCGCGTTCCAGCAGCGCGCAGCGCTGGCCCTGATGACCGACGAAGAAGCGGCCGTCGACATGCTGAAGAACGCGCGCTACCGGCGCACGGAGCGCGCAGCATCCGTGGGCTCGACGGTCCACGCGGTCTGCGAGGCGCTCGCGCGCGACGAGGACCTCCCGACGTTCGACGATCAGCACGCGCCGTTCATCGACCAGTTCCTGAAGTTCGTCTCCGAGTACGGCGTGGAGTTCACCCACGTCGAGGCGACCGTGTTCTCCGACGAGTACCGATACAGCGGCACCCTCGACATGATCGGGCGGATCGGCGGCTGGCTCGTCCTCGGCGATTACAAGACTGGCGGCGACCCGACGCAGGGCAAGGGGATCTATCCCGAGGTCGCGCTGCAGCTCGCTGCGGCCCGCTATGCGGAAAGCGTTTGGGACCGCCTCTCGGGGGAGCTTCACCCGATGCCGGCGGTCGACGGGTGCATCGCGATCCACCTCGGTCGCGATGGGTTCAACATCCATCTGATCGCCGCAGGCGAGAAGGCGTTCCGAGCGTTCGTCGCAGCGCGGGGCCTGTGGCCCTGGCACGTCGGAGGCGAGTCGAAGGGCGTCATCGGGCCGGTAATGAGCCCGCAGAGGCTCATCAAGGCGATCGAGATCGAGCGGCCGAGCCCGCAGCTGGAGGTCCTCTGATGGGTCGCTGGCGCGGCGGACATCAGGGGCGCTACTGGATGGTGTCGGCTCCCGGTCATCCCGCAGCCGTGAGGGGTGCCGTCCTCGAGCACCGACTCGTGATGGAGCGGATGCTCGGCCGCTACCTCGTTCAGGGGGAGATCGTCCACCATCGCAACGGCGACCCCGCTGACAACCGCCCGGCGAACCTCGAGCTGCTGACCCAGTCGGAGCACGCACGCCGACACCTTGCCGAGTCGGGCCACCTGTCCTACCGACGGCCGCCCGCCATTCGCGTCGCCAGGGTCTGCGACGAGTGCGGCGCTTCGTTCGAGGCGGTCGGTAAGAAGGAACGAGGGCGTCGCTTCTGCACCCGAGCCTGCTACTGGGCGTATCGCCGCGGCCGCGGTCAGCTTCAGAAGGGAGTCGCGGCATGAGCGAAGCCGCCGCGATCGAGGTCGCGCGCCGTCCGGCGATCGAGTCTGTCCTCGGCGGTGGCGACCTCCGACTGATGATCGAGCAGGCCCGCGAGAACGTCGCGGTTGCCATCGAGATCGCGCGCGGCCGCGGCTTCGTCACCGACTACGAGGTAAAGGACCGCAGCGGTGCCGTCATCGGCAAGCGCGCGTTCTTCCACCTCCAGACCTGGCAGCTGTTAGCCCACGCCTGGGGCCTCACCGTCCTCGTCGAGGGCGAGCCCACGGAGGTCAAGCCGGGCACCTGGCAAGCCAGCGCCGTCGTGCAGACGATCGAGACTGCCGCGCCCCAGGGCCGCGCTGTCGCGCTCTGCGCTCGCAGCGAACCCGGGAAGAAGTACAAGAGCGATCACGACCTGAGCGCCACGGCGCAGTCGCGCGCAGCGCGTAACGCGATCCGCTACACGCTCGGCGACCTCCTGATCGCGGCCGGCTTCGACTTCGCTGACCCCGACGCTCCTGCGACGAAGGAGCAGACGAAGGCGATCTGGACCCTCGCCGGGAAGAACGGCTGGGACCGCGACGAGGCGCATGAGCGCGCCGGGGTCGACTCGATGAAGGACCTGACCCGTGAGACCGCAGCAGAGCTGATCGATGAATGGTCGACGCTCGCCGAAGGCGCCCCGGGGTCGGAGCGGTCACAAGACGGGGCCGACGCCAGACCCGGCACCGTCGAAGTAGACCCCGACCCCGGAGCGAGTTCCGACGCGGTCACCCCCGCGGAGGAGCCCGAGGTGGGGGAGGAGGCAGTCGGGGCCAGCCCTGCCTCCTCCTCCGCCGAACCCGCGCACGATCCCGACGAGCCGGCTTCGCCGAAGCAGTGGGACAACGCGCTCAAGCTGAAGAAGCTCACGAAGAACAAGATCCTCCTTCGAGCTCGCGCGCTGTGGCCGGAGGCCGGAATCACGCAGGCCGCGCAGATCACGCATGGGCAGTTGGCGCAGATCATCGACGAGGCGATGGCGTAGATGGGGCCGCTCGCAACCTGGTCCCTGATCGCGGCCGTGGTCGTAGGCCTCTTCCTCATCGTGCTGATGTTCGCCCTGGCGAGGGCTGCCGCTCGCGGCGACCGGATGTCACAGCGCTGGTTGGAAGAGAAGTGGCTGGCTGACGCGCGGCGTGAGCCGTATGACCAGGATCAGGAGCTCGGCGGGTGAGGTTCGACAGCCATCTCGATCTGATCGAGCCCGCTGAGCTGGACGCCGTCCCTATCGGCGAGCTGCTCGACGCGATGGATGCGTTCTGGACCGCTACGCGTGATGGCGACAACGGTCGGCCGCACACGGTCATCACTGAGGTTGAGCCTGAGCGACAGCGCGAACTTCGCTTCATGCCCTACCCGGAGTTCCTCCAGACGATTGAGTGGAGCAATACGCGCTATCAGATGCTCGCCGTGGCGAACTGGAAGTGCGAGGAGTGTGGCTTCGGTGGGATCGGCAAGCGTCTCGACGTTCACCACCTCACCTACGAGCGACGCGGGGCGGAGCTCTACTCCGACCTCGTCGTGCTCTGCCAGCGGTGCCACTACGCCTGTCACAGGATGTTCGGACCATGACCTGGGTCAAGGTCGACGATCAGATGCCGGAGCACCCGAAGGTCGTCGGGCTGTCCGACAAGGCGTTCCGCTCGAACGTCGAGGGATGGTGCTACGCGAGCCGCTACCTAACCGACGGCGAGCTGCCGAAGGCATGGGTCGGCCGGCGCGCAGCGCGGGATCTGATCGGAGCTGGCCTCTGGCACGAAGGCCACGGATGCGGATCCGCCGATGAGAACGGCCGCCCCTTCTGCATCTCCGGAAGCGGCGAGGGCTACGTGATCCACGACTTCCTCCGGTACAACCCGAGCCATGACGAACGAGCCTCAGAGCGCGAGCGGAAGCGAGCAGCCGGTCGGGCATCCGTTCAAGCGCGTGCTCAACAGGCTGCTGAACAGGACTCCGAACAGGCTGTTGGGCAGTCTGATGAACGGCCTGGCTTAGGGGGACGGGTTGGGGTAGGTGTTGGCTTGGAGGGGGGGTCCGGGGGGGAACCGCCCGGCTTCGCCGCGTTCTACGCCGCGTATCCGCGACACGAGAAGCGCCGCAAGGCGGCTCAGGCCTTCGCTGCGGCCCTGAAGCGCGATGACTTCGACGCGATCCTCGCTGGGGCGCAGCGATATTGCGACGACCCGAACCGGAAACCGCAGTTCACGAGCCTCCCTGCGTCCTGGCTGAACGGGGATGGATGGCTCGACGAACCGCTGCCGGCGGAGTCGCAGAACTCGTTGCGCCACCACGATCGAGCCGCCGAGATCATGGGGGAGGTGCAGCGTGAAAGTGGCCGAGGCCAAGGCAACATTGGCGCTCCTGTCCGCAGTCTTCCCGCGTGATCCCATGCCGGCCTCGACGGTCGGGATGTGGGCCGCGCGACTGTCGCGCGACGAGGCCGAGTTCGACTTCGGCGACGCTCAGGAAGCGATCGCGACGCTCGGAGATTCACGTCCTCGGATGCCCTCGCTCCGCGAGCTCGAGGAGGCGATCATCGACGAGCGACGGGTCCGCCTGCGCAACCGGCCGAAGCTCTTCGGCGACGAGCCCGCAGGCCCGTACCTGACTTGGTCGGAGTTCCTCGAGACCCATCCTGAGATCGCTCAGCGCGTGCGCGATAACGGATGGCTCCGCAACCTCGAGCAGGAGCCCGCATGAACGTCCCCGTCGCCGCGCTGAAGCCTCGCGCGAAGAACCCGCGACTGTCGCTCGGCGACCTCGATGGTCTCGTCGAGTCGATCCTGAAACACGGCATCCTCGAGCCCCTGGTCGTCGTCCCCGACGGCGCGAAATACATCGTCGTCGCGGGCCACCGCCGCGCAGCGGCCGCGAAGCGAGCTGGGCTGACCGAGGTTCCCGTCGTGCTCCAGGAGCTGGACGAGCTCGGGATGGAGGAGGTCGCGATCGCGGAGAACGTCCACCGTCGCGATCTGACGCCCATCGAGCTTGGTGTTGTCCTCGCGAGCTTGATGAAGACGCGCCATCTGAACCAGCGCCAGGTCGGGGAGCTGCTCAACCTCCACCAGGTGACGGTCTCGAAGAAGCTCGCACTCTTGCGACTCCCGAAGGAGATCATCGACCAGGTCCATGAGGGCACGCTGACCGAAGGCGAAGCGCTGGGCTTCGAGCACGAGAGGCGAGGCGCTCCGACGCGACACAACGTCTCGAAGCCTGGTCCGAAGATCAAGCGCTGCCGCTTCGCGGACCACGACGGTCACCGCTGCGAGATCGCGCTGTCACGAGAGTCGGAGTCTGTCGCATGAACGAGCCCACGATGAAGCCCGAGTTCCGCGCAGGGCGCCTCACGCCTTCGGCGTACATCGTCGCGCTGGAAGACGAGATAGATCGGCTCAACGAGGCGTATGAGCTCGCGGCAGCGCAGGCCACGGAGAACGCGATCGCCGCGGTGCGCGCGATGGTGCAGCTCGAGAAGGAGCGCGAGGTCGCGCAGCTCATCCAGTCCGAGCTCCAGCGGATCATCAAGGAGGAGGCACGTCGTCTGAGGGAGATGCGTGGAGATCACCCCGCGGGACGCGGGATCACCGAGGTCCGAGACTCACGGCACGAGCGCCTGGGTCGGACCCTGAAGGTCGTCAAGGAGGCTGACTGAATGGCATCGAGACGTTACATGGGACGTGCGATCACCGCCGAGACGGTCGCGTTCGGCGTGGGTGGACAGCTCCATCGCGACGATGACTTTCCGGACCTTCCCGCGAAGGCTCGCGTCCATCTCGACCTCTACGCCGACTTCGCGTCGGTCAAGCACAAGTTCCTCGAGAAGGGCGGAGTCGAGGAGATCCTGATCCTGACGATCGACACGTCGACCGTGAAGGTGCTTGACGTCGAGGAGGTACCGGAGCAGCAGGAGCTGCCTGCCGCCGAAGGCGAGAAGGTCGTCCCGATCAAGTGAGCGACGTCGCCGACCTCCGTCGCGAGATCACGTTCGTCGTGTTCGGCATCCCGACGCCGAAAGGCTCGAAGCGCGCGTTCGTCGTCAAGGGTCGTCCCATCGTCACGGAGTCCGCCGGCGAGAAGCTGAAGGACTGGTCGCGTCGCGTCTCGGAGGTCGTGCAGTCCGTGGCGGGCTCACAGCCGATGCTCGATGGTGCCATCAAGGCGGACGTCGCCTTCACGCTTCCGCGACCGAAGTCCGGTCGGAAGGCCGACGTCTGGCACGCGAAGCGTCCTGATCTGGACAAGCTGCAGAGGGCATTGTTCGACGAGTGCTCGGGAGCGTTGTTCGCCGACGATGCTCAGATCGCGGAGATCCACGCGATGAAGATCTACGCCGACGGCGAGATGCGCACGGGCGTCGAGGTTCGGCTGGAGCAACTGACGTGATCTTGTTCAAGCCGGAGCACGTCGAGCCCATCCTGTCTGGTCGGAAGACTCAGACGCGCCGGCTCGGGAAGAAGCGCTGGAACGTTGGGGCCCTGCATCAGGCCCGCACGCGAATGATGGACCCGACGTCGCTGTTCGCGCGGCTTCGCATCCTCGCCGTTCGCCGACAGCGCCTCCAGGAGATGAGCTTCGCTGATGTCCACGCCGAGGGCTACAACACGCACGCCGAATATATCGCTGAGTGGATGCGGATCAATCGTGTCTTCCCACCGGGGCTCGTCGTGTGGGTCGTGGAGTTCGAGGTGGAGACCGCATGAGCAGGCTGCACGGCACGCGCGAAGGCTGCGGCGATCCTCGCTGCGATGGCTGTCGACTCGTTCGCGGCCTCTACGACGCAGAGGACGCTCGTAGCGAGTCCCCGAACCGAGTGCGACGCCGCCGGCTCATGGTCGAGCGCAGAGCGCGACAGCGCGCGCGCTTCGTCGACGCCGAACCATGTAGAGCGATCCTGATGGAAGCGTCGCGTGTCGCTGGCCGGAGGCCCGAGGTCGTCGGGGCGGCCGTAGGCCTCAGCGAGAGGATCGTTCGCTCCATGGTGCGTCGTGACTTCCCGCACGTCACGTCGGAGACCGCCGACGCTGTGCGTCGACTGTTGCCGTTGCTGTCGTCGGAGAGGGAGACAGCATGAGCAACCGATGTGAGGCGACGATCACCGTCGTGGACGAGACCCATCGTTGCGTGCTGTCCGACCAGCACGACGTCGATGGCGGGAAACCACACGAATCGGATGAACTCTCCTCTTCCGACGGCCATCCCTACTGGATCGAGTGGGTATGACACAAGCTCCCGATCCCCGCGTCTTCGACGCCGCCGTCCGCGACGTCGCCGAGATGCTTCGCCACAACCCCGTCGAGATCGACCCGCAGACGCGCAAGGCGATCAAGACCTACTGCGGCATCAAGCACCCGAGGACCGGCCAGCCCGTGAGGCTCTGCCTCGCCTGCGAGTACCGATACGCGTTCAACGCGGCCCACGATCGCACCGTCACCGAGGACGCGAAGGTTGCGACGTCGGCATCGTCGGTCGTCGAGTCGGTAGCATCATCGAAGGCGAAGCTCAGGGGGTCCTGCGTGTTCGCGTTGGAGAAGCTCACCGGCGTGATGGAAGGCCGCAAGGCCCTGCGCAGAGCGATGTCCTCGACCTTCGCGCATCATGGTGTCGAGGCAGCGACGACCTCGAAGGATCAGCGGTTGATCTCCGACGAGGAAGAAGATCACTCGTGGGCGAAGAAGCGTGACCGCGAAGCGGCTGGCGCGGGGTTCGGTGAGTCGTGACCTGCACGACCTGCGGTGCCGCTACGCGGCTCATCAAAGGCGAGTGCAGGACGTGCTACGCCTACCGCCGGCGGAACCACCGTCAACGCCCCGAGGAGCTGATCCTGCGACTCGCGCGCGAGCGGTTCGAGTGGTCGGAGTACGTCGGCTGGGTCAAGCGTTCGCTCGGTCGAACGGCCTGAGGATGCTTGTGCTCTGACCAGCCGTTGTCTACATTGCGTAAGACTGTCACCGGTGCGCCCCGAAGAGGCGGGTGTCCATCCCCCGCGCGGAGCGCCTAGCCCTTACGAACGGAGGTCCACCCCCACCATGTCTGACCCTGTGGTCGAACCTACCCCTGACACACCCGAGGACCCCGACGCCCCGGCGCAGCCGGCACCCCAGGAGCCCGAGACCCCGGCACCGGCGGAGCCCGCGACCGGAAGCGCAGCCGAACCCGAGTAGCCCGTGCGCAGCACCGCGATCCTCACGGACGTGCAGACGGTCCCCCTCGAAGAGCTCGTCGACTCCTGGGCCGCGCAGGCCCGCAGGACTGATAGCCGTCTGAGGATGCGCGAGCTCGAGGCGCGGCTGCGCCGAGACCCGAGGTACCGAGACCACCGTCGTCGAGCAGCCTGATGCCCCGCGCCCCGCGCGGCCCCTGCACCTTCCCCGGCTGCCCGAACAGGGCCATGAGGCACGGCCGCTGTCTCGATCATCTACGGTTGCTCGACGAGCATCCCTTCGCCGACTTCTACCGGACGGAGCGCTGGCGCCGAACCTCGAAGGACTACCGCCGGCGCCACCCGATCTGCGAGCACCCGGGCTGCACGAAGGCCTCGGCCGAGACAGATCACATCGTGAGCCTGACCGACGGCGGAGCCCCCTTCGACGAAGGCAACCTCCAGGCGCTGTGCCACCGGCACCACGACGAGAAGACCTGGGCGGACCGCCGTCGGCGGCAGGGGAGGGTGGGCTGATGCGGTGTGCCTACTGCGGTGGGGACGCGACGGATCGGCCCCACCCGTTGTACGCGCAGTGCTGGGCCTGCTGGCTGAAGGCCTACGGCCGGGGGACCCGAACCAGGGGCTGGCGGGTTGCCGCCTGGCTACGGGGGGCGGGGTGAAACTCTAGCGACCTGCGGCGCTCCCGAGATACCGGCCGGACCGTTCACACGGAGGCGAGTCCTCCGAGAAAGTGCCCAGGAGGCCCAGGTGCCCGCGAAGACCGTGAAACGGCCGCAAGCGGCCACACAGCCCCCAGAACAGGCTCCACCGGAGGCCTTCCGGGACCGGATCCGCGAGCTCCGGCGGGTCCCGGCCTCTGAGCTCAGGGCGAACCCCGGCAACTGGCGCCGGCACCCCGAGGGGCAGCTCCGGGCCTTGCGGGGGATGCTCGAGCAGATCGGTTTCGCCGGCGCGGCGCTCGCCTACGAAGGGCCGGAGGGCCTGACGCTGATCGACGGGCACGCCCGCCAAGAGCTCGCGGCCGACGAGGAGATCCCGGTGCTCGTGCTCGACCTGGACGAGGCCGAGGCGAAGCTGCTGCTCGCGACGTTCGACCCGCTGGGCGCGATGGCCGGCACGGACTCCGAGGCCCTGGCCGCGCTGCTCGCCGAGGTCTCGGTGGACCAGGCCGACCTCGAGGCCCATCTGGTCACGTTCCTCGCCGGCGGCCGGAAGGCCGGGAAGACCGGCGTCGACGATCTCCCCGAGGTCGCCGCTACGCGGTCGGCGTCCGGGGCGCTCTGGGCCCTGGGCGAGCATCGGGTGCTCTGCGCCGATGCCACGGATCCCACCGCCTGGGAGCGCCTCATGGCCGGGGCCACGGGAGACATCCTGTGGACCGACCCTCCTTACGGGGTCGGCTATCAGTCGAAGCTGTCCATCGACGAGGCTGTTGCACGGAACCGGCGGCAGGACGGCCTGGACATCGCGAACGATCAGCTCGAGGGCCCAGCCTTCCGGGCGTTCCTGGCCGATGCCCTCGGGCACGCCCTGTCCTGGATGCGGCCTGGCGCCGCGGTCTACGTCTCGGTCCCGACCGGTCCTCCGATGGAGGACTTCATGGCCGTCCTGAACGGGGCCGATGTGTTCCGGCAGACCCTGATCTGGGTCAAGGACGTGTTCGTGATGGGCCGGCACGACTACCACTACCGCCACGAGGGCATCCTGTACGGCTGGAAACCGGGCGCTGCCCACGCGTTCACCGGTGGGCGGTCGCAAGACACGGTGTGGGATGTGCCTCGGCCGAAGCGGTCGAAGGAGCACCCGACGATGAAGCCGGTCGAGCTGATCGCCCCGGCGCTCGAGAACAGCTCCCTTCCGGGCGCCCTGGTCCTCGATCCATTCCTCGGCTCGGCTCCACCCTGATCGCGGCCGAGCACACGGGGCGGCACTGCTACGGGATGGACGTGGACCCCCGATACGTCGACGTGGCGCTCGCGCGCTGGGAAGCGTTCACGGGCCAGGAGGCGGTGAGGGTCGATGAGTAGACGAGGCGGCCCCGCGCCGGCACCCACGAAACTCAAGGTCATCAAGGGCGAGAAGCCCTCCCGGATCAACCAGCGCGAGCCGAAGCCCGAAGCTCCGCCCTCCGCGCCTTCGGCGCTCGAATGGCTGTCGCCCGCCGCCAAGGCGGTCTGGGACTCCCTCGTGCCGCAGCTCCATGCGAAGGGTCTGTTCACCGACTGGGATCAGGAGACCTTCGCGGTCTTCTGCGAGGCGGTCGTGCACCACCGGCTGGCTTGCGAGGCGACCGATGGCTCGGCGATCCTCGTCCGAGGAGCCCACGGGAACTTCGTGAAGAACCCGGCCCTGCAGATCGTGCGGGACTGCGCGCAGACGATCCGCGCGTTCGCTCAGGAATTCGGGCTGACGCCCTCGGCCCGGTCGGGCATCGAGCTCCCGGAGGGCGCGGATTACGACGAGGCTCGTCGCCTCTTGTCGTAGATGCGCTCGAGGCGGAACCCGGAGAAGGCGCAGCACGCCGTCGACTTCTTCGAGAGGCTCCTCGTCCACACGAAGGACCCCTATGCGCGGCAGCCCTTCGTGCTGGCCCCGTTCCAGCGGGACATCATCGAGGCGCTCTTTGGCGAGGAGACCTTCGACAAGGATTCCCGCGTCTGGGTGAGGCGATACAACCTGGCCTGGCTCGAGATGGCCCGGAAGAACGGCAAGTCCGAGCTGATGGCCGGGATCGCGCTCCTGTTGACCGGCGGCGACGACGAGGAAGGGGCCGAGGTCTACGGCGTAGCGAAGGACACCGACCAGGCCAGCCTGATCTTCAACGTGGCGAAGCGGATGGTGGAGCTCTCGCCCCTGCTGTCGCGGCACTTCAAGCTCTATCCGACGAACCGCCGGATCGTGTACCCGAAGACCGACTCCTACTACCGGGTGATCGCGGCCGACGCCATGGGCAACCTCGGGCAGAATCCGCACGGGGTCCTCTTCGACGAGGTGATCGCGCAGCCCGACGGGCAGCTCTGGGACGCCCTGAAGACCGGCTTCGGGACGAGGCGGCAGCCGATGATGGTGGCTGCCACGACCGCCGGCGACGATCCGGCGTCCTTCGCGAAGATCGAGCACGACTTCTCGGCCCGCGTCGATGCCGACCCGAAGCTCGCGCCGCGCAGGTTCGTGTTCGTGCGCAACGGCGACGCCGCGGCGGACCCCGGCGATGAGGAGGACTGGAAGAAGTCCAACCCGGCCTTCGGGCTGTTCCTCCGGCCCCAGATCCTCCGCGACGAGTACGAGTCGGCGAAGAACAACCCCCGCGAGATGCGGGCGTTCAACCAGTACCGGCGGAACATCTGGCAGGACGGGCCGTCATCGGCATGGGGCGGCATCGAGGCCTGGCCGAACGGAGCGGGGAGTGTCACTCCCGAGAAGCTCGCCGGCGAGCCGGTCTGGGTCGGGATGGTGGCGACGTCGACGAGCGATCTGACCGCGATCGCGATCCTCGCCCGCAACCCCGAGGGCAAGGGCTACTGGTGCCGCTGGCGCTGGTTCCTCCCCGAGGACACGAAGGATGCGCTCCTGCGCCGGACCGACGGCCTGGCGGAGGGCTGGTTCGGGCGGTGGATCGAATTGACCGAGGGCAACGTGGTCGACGTGGCCCGGCACACCGAGGAACTCCGCTCGCTGGTCAAGACCTATGACGTCCGAGACCTGATCTACGACTCCTCCGGCGCGATCGGGATCGTCCAGCCACTGTGGAACGAGCTGACCGACCGGATGTGGCCAACGTTCGCGTCCAACCCGTCGTCCTCCCTGGTGGATTGGGAGCGACTCCTCGCCGCAGGCGTGGGGAAGGATGCCGAGTTCTTCCACGGCGGCGACCCGGTCGCCGACTGGCAGGTCAAGCATGTGCGCGTCAAGCAGTCCACGACCGAAGTGGTCCGGATCGACCGGCGCACATCGACGGAGAACGTCTGCGGCATCGCCGCCGCGGAACTCGCGCTCCGCAGGGCCCTGCTCGCGGTCCCTGCGCGGCGTTCCGCGTACAGCGACGAAGGTCTGATGACCGTTTAGGGGCGATATGGGACTTCGTAGCTGGTTCTCCAGACGTCGAACGGGCGCCATGAGCTTCGGTGATGAGGGATCGCTCTCCGGCGGGAACGTCATGGTCTCGCCCTCGCTCGAGACGGCGCTCCGACTCGACGGGACCTTCGTCAACCCTGATCGGATCTACCGGACGCAGCCTGCGGTGCGGATCTGCGTCGATTTCCTGGCCTACGGGATCGCTCACACGGCCCTGAAGACGTATCGGAGGGTCTCCGACAGCGAGCGGGAGTCGGCGAGCGACAGCCAGCTCGGTCAGCTGCTCCTCCGTCCGAACCCGAGGATGTCCGCTTTCGAGCTGATCCTCGCGCTCGTGAGCGACTGGGCTCTATGGGACGACGCCTACTGGCTGAAGGCCCGTTCGGGCTCAGCCCTGGCGCTCTACAGGCTCCCGCCGGCCTTCGTCGTGCCTACGGGTGGGGACATCCTGACCGGACCGAGCTCCTACACCGTGAACACGGGCTCCGCCTCGCCGCAGGTCTTCCCCGCCGATGAGGTCGTGCACTTCCACGGGTACAACCCGCGCGACACGCGCCTCGGCCAGAGCAAGCTGCAGGCACTCGCGATGGTGCTGCGCGAGGAGACCGAGGCGTCGCGGTGGCGCGCGAAATTCTGGGAGAAGTCGGCCCGGAAAGAGGGCCTCCTGAAGCGCCCATCGAGCGCGCCGGAGTGGGACCAGGCGGAGAAGGACCGTTTCCGCGAAGGATGGCGCCTGTTCCAGCGGCACGGCTCGCTCGAGGGCGAGACGCCGATCCTCGAGGACGACATGGACTACGTCGAGGCGGCGTTCTCGCCGAAGGACTCGGAGTTCATCGCGGGACGCGAATGGGCGCTCGACACGGTCGCGACGGCCTACAACATCCCGCTCTCGGCGCTCTCGCGCAAGCAGACGCCCACGTTCGCCTCGGCGAAGGAGTTCCGCAAGTCGGTCTACGTCGACACCTACGGCCCGATCGACGCCATGATCGAGTCGACGATCGCGATGCAGCTCGTGCCGGAGTTCGACGACCCGGATCTCTACTGCGAGTTCAACATCGCGGAGAAGCTGCAGGGAGACTTCGAGTCGTCGGCCGACGCGTTCCGCGGAGCCGTCCAGGTGCCCTGGATGTCCGTCAACGGGGCCCGGATCAAGAACAACGAGGCCCCGATCGGCGACCCGAACGACCCCAACAACCCGTTCAACATCCCGGCGACGCCGGCGAACTACGGCTACACGAGCCCGGATAGCCTGCCGGCGCCTCCGGCGCTGGTCGTGCCCGCGGCGGGCAACGGGCACAAAGAGATCGTCTCTCTCTTGGAGGACTGATGAGCAACGTTGAGCTGTTCGACGACGAGTCGGCGGTCGGGGAGTTCAAGTCCCTGATGTCCGACCCTTCGGCCCGCCAGGCGTTCGTCGAGCTCAAGGCGCAGGCCGCCGAGAGCGGTGCGCGGACGCGTTATCAGCACATCCTGCGGCTCGTCTCGGAGACGCCGTGGGCGATCCGGCCCAACGTGCTCGGCGTCATCATCGACGTCCTCACGTTCCGCGTCGCCGGCGGTCACTTCTCGGCCGAGGAGATCGCATCACGCGTCGGAGCACGTCGCACGCAGACCCAGGGGCCTCAAGGGGTTGCGGTGATCGCGCTGCACGGCGTCATCATGCCGAAGGCCGGCGGGATCCGCGAGATGTCCGGCGGGACCTCCGTCGAGAGCTTCAGGAACGACTTCAGGGCGGCCCTCGCGTCGCCGGACGTCGGCGGGATCGTGATCGACGTCGACTCCCCGGGTGGGATGGTCGACGGCGTCCCCGAGATGGCCGCGGAGATCCGCGCTGCGCGCGGTGCGAAGCCGATCGTCGCCGTCGCCAACACCGAAGCGGCATCCGCTGCGTACTGGCTCGCATCGCAGGCCGACCAGCTGGTCGCGACGAAGTCGTCGCGCGTCGGATCCATCGGGGTCGTTTCCGCTCACGAGGACGAGTCCGCCAAGAATGCCGCCGAAGGCGTGAAGACGACGCTCGTGTCCGCGGGGCAGTTCAAGACCGAGGGGAACCCGTTCGAACCGTTGTCGGAGGACGCGCGAGCGCATCTGCAGTCCATGGTCGACGAGTTCTACGGGATGTTCGTCTCCGATGTCGCCAAGGGCCGGAAGACCCAGGTCGACGCTGTACGACAGGGATTCGGCCAGGGCCGACTCGTCACCGCGACCGATGCCCTCGACACCGGGATGATCGATCAGATCACGACGATCGACAGCGTGATCGGCGACATGCTCGTGGGCATCAACGAGCGGCGCTCGGCCGCGGCGATGGCCGCGTATCTGGGATCGAGTGGATCGGTCACGCTTCCGAACGTCACCCCCATCGCGGCTGAGGCAGTGGATACCCCCGCGTCTGATGGGGACACGAGCCAGATAGACCCCGAGGACTCGGCCAGCGCAGCCGAGACCGAGGACACCGACGTCGAGATCGCCCTGCTGCGGGGCGATCCGACCCCGCAAGCGTTCGAGTAGCCCGGCCGTTCCGGCTGGGCGAGTCATCCATGTAGCGGGCCCTGAGTGACCCGTGAATCAGCCACGTCCACATCTCCGTCCCGGAAAGGATTCGGCATGGCCGACAACGACCAGCTGTT